TCATTGTCAGCTTCTTTCGCAAACGAGATGTGAATGTGGTGGTTGTGAGCATTGATGCCATCGTATTTGCGCCAAGCCCAAGACTTCTTTGAACTAGCAATCTTTCCCATGTGGATAACGTAACTAATTCTCCATTCGCCATTCTTAGCAGCAAGTCGTATCTGATCTGCCAGGTATACGGACTGCCCTTTTTGCTTGGACAAGTCAGCATCAATGTCGATGGCGCGTACCCACCCCTCAGCATCTGGATTGTGATCAGAGACAGTTCTACTATGTCGGGTATCCCCAACCCAGCCGTCTGATGTTCTATCTCTATCCGCGAAGGAATCATCTACTTGCAATCTAAGTTGTGAAGCAGCTTTACTTAGTCTTGGTTTCATCCAAGTAGGAGTGCAGCTTCTTCTGCGCTGATGCCCAACCTAGCCAACAGTGCAATTCTAGCCGACTCTCTGTTTAGTTTATCGACTTCTTTTTGTGTTTCTACCGCTTGTCTTTGTTCGTAATCTGCTAATTCCTTAGCATTCATTTCACGAACTTCGTCGTCAATTTGTATTAGTGGTATTGTCATAATCATTCCTTAACTGTTTGCGTATCCGTAGACTTTGATTGTTCCACCTGTTACTGTCCCGCTATCAACTAGGAAAGTAAAATCTGTATGTTGAGTACTTGAATCCTCAGTACCTTGCAGGAAATTGTATGTTCTGGCATTTGTTGGTCTTTGACCGAAAGATGAAATAGTCGTTGGAACTGCCAAATTTGGATTTATCAAAGTTATTGAACCACCGCCACCGCCAGTTGAACCCGAAATAGTATACGGAAAATTTGCCGTATTGTTTCCGTTGAGTGTATTTAGTGTGGCGCTTGTTGGACTGTAGTATTGAAGAAAGTTATAATAACCAGTTGTAGTAGAGCCAAGTTGTAACTGCAAATTAGCATTTGTACTAAATACAAGGCCACTAACCACAATAAGATAATTTGCGTATGTTGAACTAAAGGCTGAAGTAACGGCTACCGATGAAACTGTTGTACCAATCGTTTGAGTTTTAATTAATGTCAATCCACCCGCTGGTGAAGCCCAAACTGGAATTCCCCCTGAAACCGTAAGCACTTGTCCAGTTGAGCCAATACCTCGACGGGCAGGTGTTGATCCACTAGATGAGTAAATTGTGTCACCTGTTGTAGTCATTGGATTTGTCATGCCTGTTGTATCCAAATTAGCCCAGGCGCTGCCTGTGTAATAGGTGGTCACGTCAGTATCTTTTAGATAAGCAAATTGTCCTTCCTGTGGAGATGTAATGGCCGCATCTCTTGCTGCTGCCGATGCAAAGACCAATACTCCCTGCATCAAGTACCCATTAGTATCACCAGCTGACAGAACGTCACCAGTGGCGAAGGTTTTGAAACCTAATCCTGCTGCCATTTATTACTCCTTAGTATGATAAAACGCTAGTGCCAAGGATACCGTATAGGGAACTTCCTATAATGAATCCATCGATAATAGGTTCTTGCGTGGTTAGAGTTGTTCTCCAAGTGTTAGGTGTAATCGCATGGGCGATGCCTTGAACTTGTAGAGTCTTAGTTATTGTAGATCCGCTAGGTTGCAGGTTAGTTATCTCCACTTGGTCAAAGTAATCAAGGTCAAGAGCTGCTGTAACTCCTGCGTCATAGTTAGTGGTCATCAAATCGAGGGTCATCGCGTCAATGCGGATGGTTGTGTCTTTATGTGAGGCGACGTAGGCCTTGGCAATGTTCAGTGCCTGAGCATCTGTTTCAACGATTAGGTTGGAGTATGAAAGGCTATGAGTAAAGTAAGTCGTAATGCTTGTCGCGTCGCTGGCAGTCTGGACTGCTCCACCAGTGCGTTGAACTGACACGTTATTTACAACCTGCTTGTCGTCAAAGGCGAATGCCACGTTTGCATAATTGATGCCAGTGCCATCTTGGTTGAATACTGTAGGTGCGGCAGCAGCAGCAGCTAGAACCTGTGAGCGAGACTTGAACACTGCATTGCCTAGCACGTCAATGTAGAAAGCGCCGTACTCAGATTGCTCTATGTTCCTCGCACTTTGTAGCACTGATCTAACACTGGTATCAACAGAACTAGCCTGACAGGTCGAGTCGCCCGTTGCCAAGGTTCTCATGTTTGATGGCCATGAAACCATGTCGAGAAGTTTGCCCATTCTTGTGCCAGTTGCTTGGCCTGCTGTGCCATCTGTGATTGTCGTAATGTTGGACATATTGAACAAACGGAAACCATCGACTGCTGAAATGTCCACATAGGCAATTTCTTGCCCTACTGGATAGGTGTAGCGATAGTCAGTTGTATATCCTGAGAATATCCAGTAAGTATTTGAACTAGATGTCTGCGTGGCACTAATGCGTAATTTACGAAGTGGTTGCATAAGCCCATAAATCGGCGAGGATAAGTTTTGAGGGTCAAAGATGCCTGTGGGGTCTAAAACCCTGACAACTGCTGTACCAGCCTCATAGAGGTCTTGGTTGATGTTTCTGCCACGTCTAGTATCTATCTTTATAGTGCTGTCGCTTACGTCAAGAATGTATGCACTATTATCAGAAAGAGTACCAACACCGCCAAGTTTGCCGTAAATTGGATCGTCTAAAAAGAATGGATTGCCAAATGTCGGGCCGTTACTAAAATTTATGGATACATTGAGAGTTGCTGGCAAGGCCATTAGAGAACCCTAACGCCAGACCAACTACCGCCTGAGCCGCCTGATTGAGAAGATGTTTCTAAAGATGCACCTAGCATTGTTGCAAGGTCGCGTTCTGTAATGACATTACCTTGTGGATAGATATTTACTACCGTTGGTAGATTAGTTGCAAGGCCACCTGCTTGTCCACGATAAGCACTGTCAAACTGACCACCGACCGCAGCATCCATTGGATTATTAGTCATAGGTGTGGTTACTGGTGCGCTAGGTGGCGATGGTTGTCCTTGAACAGGAATGCCAAGTTTGGCAATTTGCGCTGCTATCTTTTCAAGATAGTCAAGCCACTCAGTAAATGGATTCTTTGCGCTAGGCAAGTTTTTCAAGTAAATAGATAGTTCTTTAGTCTTGCCTTCAACGTTAGCGAGTTCATTAGCAACACGCATTACTTCATCAGCGTTGCCACCAATAAGTGCCATCTGTAATTCTAGGCGCTTACGATCTTCTTCTGAGACTTTGCCTTTGAGTGCTGCAACAATTTGAATCTGTGCAAGGTCAAAGATGGCTGATGCCTTCTTGACGAGAGCTGAGTCCTTTTGGACTTTCAATAGTTTTTTCTGCTCAGCCGCTATTGCAGCAGCTCTTTTCTTGGCATCTGTCTCAGCCTTGATTGCTGCTGCTTTGTTAGATGCAGTAAGGTCTTGGTTAGTCAAAGTCGTACTCATGCCAAAAGGCTTTTGTGTGCCAAAGCCCTTGCGGAACTCGCTAAAAGATAGAACTTCAATAACTCTAGCTGCGTATTCAGCAGCAGTCTGCATCTTTACAACAAGACCATCCACGCTCTTAGATCCTGAAACTGTAACCAAGGCATCGACTAGCGACTTGCCAATGATTTCAGATGCGTTTTCTGAGGCTACAGATAGTTTGTTTATTTGCGCTGTGTAAGTGTTGGCTGCTAATGCACCCTGTCCGGCAAACAATGTGTTGAGCCTTGCCTGAATATCAGCAAAGGAAGCACTGGCTAATTCAGTCTTAGTAAGACCAAGGTTGAGTTGTCGAAGTCCACGAGTATTTCCTACATATGCCTGTGAAAGTGCTTGTGACACCGAAACAATGTCAAGCCCCGTCGCCGCTGTAACATCTAGGCTTTGATTGAGAATCTCTTGTGACTTAGCAAGTGAGCCAGTGGTCTGCAATATCTTTACATAGGCAGGTTGTAATTGATCTCTATTAATGCCAGTAATCTGTTCAAGAGTGTTGAGATAAGCATTGGCATCAGATGCACCGAAAGCTAAGCCAAGGTTCTTGATGCTTTGAGTAAGGCGAATAGTCTCAGCTTCTTGTTCTGCAAATGCTCTAACGGCGCTCTTTGAGTAATTGACTAATGCTCTAGCACCAAAGGCTAATCCAAAGGCTGTGCCTAATTGCTTGACGCTTCTGCTAAGAGTTCCTACTGCTTTATCGGCTTTAGTAAAAGCTTTCTTGCCAGTGAACTCAGCTGCTAAATCAATCTTGACTACTGGCATTAGTTAGCCACCTTAGTCTTTTTGTTTAGGTTGTCTTTAGCCTTTTCAATAGCTTTCAATACGCCGTCCTGAGCTTTACCGCGATCTTCTTCATATGCGCGATACAAGGCGCGACCTTCAAATGCACCATCGCCTTGCAAGTCATTAGAATACTTTTTGCTTATATTCTTGACAAATAGACTGCCGGGTGTTTTACGTCCAGCAGTTTCATAAATAGAACCAGCACGAGTCTTATTGAATAACTGTGCAAGGGATCTAAATCCATTGGAGTTAGGCTTAGATGGACTTGTCTTATATCCAATATTGGCCTTGACAACTGATGCAACGTATTTAGGAAACTTTGCATTAGAGAATGCAGAACTTTGAGCAGTTATATTTTTGCCAAAGACTGACCAGTTAGAAATTATCTGGGATTCACTAGGCATATAACCGCGAGCATTACGAACTACAGGTTTGAGAGCAGCCGCCATTTCACGAGGCAATTCCTTGGCTAGGTCTGGACTAAACTGACGAAGAGCCGAACGAAGTTCAACCGCGCCCTTTACGCTTACTGGCATCGCTGATCTCCTTTGCTCTGTCTTTAAGTCCATCCAGCATTGCCTTGAACATTGCCGAATCTAACTCAATCAAATGTTGTGGCGCGATTCCTGTCTCAATGCTCAAACGAGCAACGAGATAGGTGAAGGAATCACGCCCTAGTCCAAAGGGTCATCATC